TACATTAAACCGATGCAACGAGGAACTCGATTTGGTTAATGACTACTTTGACTGCTTGATTGAATGCGATAATGACCAGGCGACATGTAAACGCATTTGTCGCAGAATTCTAAATTAGTACTAAAATATAAAATATAGAGGGGATTGATCACCCCTCTTTTTTATGTTATAATGGATTGTGAAACAATAACTACATATGGATAAAGAACGACTAAAACTGATTGTCCGTAATTTAGAATTACTTGTTGATGGTTTGAAGGCAGAAGTGTATTCTGATGTGGATGCGTATAAACCAAGAGAAGTTCCTTCAAGAAAATTAGACTATGATGAAGTCTTTGAGGACGATGATGACTGAAACAAAAAGAGTAAAAGAACTTGTAAAAGTACTTGAAAGATTGATTAAACAAGATCATCTTTATGATCAAGAACGTATTCGAGAGATGAAGAAACAACTTAGTTCTATTAAAAAACAAGTTAAAGAACTGGAAAAACAAAACTCAAAAGGATTTGGTAAATGAGCGTAAAATTAATTAGTGCAACTCCTGATGCAGAAAAGCACATGGCATATTGTGCCCGTGTAAGCAATCCTAATAATCAGGAAAACGAAAAGTTCTCTGGACTCCTCAAGTATTGTGTGAAGCATCAGCACTGGAGTATCTTTGAGCAAGCATATATGACTCTGGAGATTAATACTACTAGGGGAGTAGCAGCTCAAGTGCTGCGCCATCGTTCGTTCACATATCAAGAATTTTCACAACGCTATGCTGATTCTTCCCTACTCGCGGAGACGATCCCTCTACCTGAACTACGCCGTCAAGACACCAAGAATCGTCAGAATTCTATTGATGATATTGACCCGTTTGTCCGTCAGGAGTTCCAAATCAAAATGCAAAAGCACTTTGATGAGGGAATGAAACTCTATAAAGAAATGCTAGATGCATCGATTGCAAAGGAATGTGCTCGCTTTGTGCTTCCTTTGGCAACGCCAACAAGAATTTACATGACGGGATCAGTGCGCTCATGGATTCATTATATCGATTTGCGTTCTGCAAATGGCACACAGAAGGAGCATATGGACATTGCTTTAGGTGCCAAGAAGATCTTTATTGAACAGTTTCCTGCCGTTGCGGAAGCAATGGAGTGGGTCTAAATACAACATATTGAATTCATAACGATGGCAACATACCCTGTGGTAAACACCAAAACTGGTGAGCAAAAAGAAGTGAAAATGAGTATTCACGAATGGGATCAGTGGCGTAAAGACAATCCAGATTGGCTTAGAGATTACTCTGATCCATCAACTATGCCTGGTGTGGGTGAAGTTGGTGAATGGCAAAATAAACTAGTGGCAAGAAATCCAGGATGGAATGATGTTTTAGGAAGAGCAGCAAAAATGCCCGGTTCAAAAGTAAAAAAAATTAGTTAGTATGGCAAGAAGAAAAAGAGCATCTGCAAAGGACGATCAACCAATCGGAGTTGGTCTTACAACAAAACAGATGAAGAGAAAAAAACCACTAAGTTCCAATTACTTAGTTGATATTGACCCATTATCTGATAATCAAAAAAGATTGTTTGACTCATATACAGAGGGAAAACATCTAATTGCATACGGTTGTGCTGGAACGGGAAAAACCTTTATTACTCTTTTCAATGCATTACGAGATGTTCTTGATGAGAGAACACCTTATGAGAGAATTTATCTTGTAAGGTCATTGGTTGCCACTAGAGAAATTGGATTCCTTCCTGGTGATCATGATGACAAGGCAGATATTTACCAAATTCCTTATAAGAATATGGTGAAGTATATGTTCCAGATGCCTAGTGATGCAGATTTTGAGATGCTTTATGGCAATCTTAAGTCCCAGGATACAATTAAGTTCTGGAGCACATCATTCCTTCGTGGAACAACTCTTGACAATTCAATTATTATTGTTGATGAATTCCAAAATCTAAATTTTCACGAACTTGATAGTATTATTACGAGAGTTGGTGAAAATAGTAGAATCTGTTTCTGTGGTGATGCACGTCAATCTGATTTAAGTAAATCAAATGAAAGAAATGGTATTCATGACTTTATGAATATCTTGCGTAAAATGCCATCATTTGATATAATCGAATTTGGAATTGATGATATCGTTCGTTCCGGTCTTGTCAAAGAATATATTACAGCAAAAATTGAAGCAGGTTTTTAATGTTTAATCATGTTGATATTGATCTCCCTCAACTTGAGAGAGAAACGATTGATGGGGTAAGATACTATTCTGTTCCTGATGAAGAAGAACTTCTCCGACTGGTCTCCATCACTTCGGTGACCAGTCATTTTAATAAGGAGATTTTTGTTAAATGGCGTAAAAAAGTAGGAGTTGAAGAAGCAGATCGCATCACGAAAAAGGCAACAAGTCGTGGTACAGATATGCACACTCTGACTGAGCATTTTCTGAAGAATGAAGAACTACCAAAGGTTCAACCTATCTCAGATTTTCTTTTTAAGATTTCTAAATCTCATCTGAATAAGATTGACAATATTCATGCACTTGAAGGTTCCCTATATAGTAAACAACTTGGTATTGCCGGAACGGTTGATTGTATTGCCGAATATGAAGGCGAACTAGCAATA